GGCATCAGCAGAAAAAAGGCACAAAAAAGGCCAGCTCAAAAGAGCTGGCCTAGTGTTGATTACCCTACAAATTTATTGAGTGTAAATTCTGTGTTGTGTACAGCACATCTTTTTTTAGCCTCTTCTAGAGAAGAGAATAAAGGCAACAAATATCCTTTACGATGTCCAGCTCTACGATCTCTGATAGACCAGATATAGTTTGTGCCGTCAAAATGTTTGAATACTTCAAATGGTGGTTCTTCAATTTTAGTCATGATATTTTCCTAAAAGATGTTAGTCCATGTGGACTAACAATTAAAAATTAAAAGGCCAGCTCTTTCGAGCTGGCCTAGTTTGTATAGAGATGTTAGGCTTTAGTATTAAGAATTTTTTGCAGTTCATCTAATTTAGCTAAAAATTCAACAACATCACATTTTAAGGTATCAGATTTTTTTGCACGTTTCCGAATCTTAGTGATGTTTTCCTGACAAAAAGTTTTATCATCAGTTTTCTTATTAGCACCTTTTTTACCGCCTTCTAGTCGTGTTTTTAAAGCATTATTTATTTTATTAACCCTAGAACCTATTTGTTGTACAACATATTTTTTGTCTTGTTGTTCTGTTTTACAACCTTTAAACGTGCCAGTACCTTTTTCTTTCGATAAATCATCAACATTAGCGTGGTACAAAGCATAGTATTTCTTATCAACATTTTCTGATCTATTTAATACTACGCCTTCCCTAACAGCCTCACACAATGAGCTGTATATGGCGGTACGCCCCTCTTTAGCAACAGCCAGATTAAATCCAACCTTTGCGCCTTCTGGAATTATTAGATCCAGAAGGTTTTGCATGGCCGTTGTAGATTTAATACTTGCATTGTCCAAGTTTTTTGAGGCGGTAGTAATAGCACTCAATTTTAATTGTTCTTTTTTTGTAGTCTTTTTTGACATAGTAGTAGTTCCCTATAAAAAATGTTAGTCCACATGGACTAACAAGGTTACGAAAGGTTGTCCCTTTCAATGATTGTATTAGAACAAGTTTAGACATGATTATCAATAGATGTTTTAGCACTATATCAAATAAAAAAGCATTATTTATTAAGAATTGATAGGGCATCTGTTTTATTTTAGGCGATTTTTTTAGCCCTACCCTACCCCTATAACCCCAATATATTATTTTGCTGGCACAGCTCTATATAAATACTATTCTGCGCGAATATTTCGGTATTTTTTGAGTTTTCCAGTACAATTCCGCAAATAAAACCTCGGATCTGCCATATGCGTATATATGGAAACACCCCCCTTTGGAGTCCCAAACTACTTGTATACTTTATATTTTGTTGTTATATGAGGTGTAACGGTTAACACCTGCGAGTAATATGTATGAGTATAATTGTAGAACCAGAGCTTGGAGTCCCTCTTGTTTCAGATACTCCTTATCTAGATTTAAAAGCACGGGCTGAGTATGCCTGTAACACGGCTGCAAAGTTACAGGAACATGGTTTAAAATTAGATCCTACAAAAGAAGATAAGGATGTAGCAGCTAAACTGACTTTAGCGTATGCTAAAGATCCTGAAAAAACATCTAAAAAAGTTACAGCTAAGAAAGCAGCGACACTTACCCCTGCATCTTTGCTTATGACAAACAGTATTTTACAGGAGTTTGGACAGTCTGTTGCAGATAGCGCCGTACAGATACGACATATGGTTACAAACAAGTTAGTGTTAGAAACAGATAATCCTGACCCAAGAGTACGTATCCGTGCGCTTGAGTTGTTAGGCAAGATTTCTGATGTAGGACTATTTGCAGAGAAGTCAGAAGTAACTATAACGCATCAATCTACAGAAGACCTGAAGGACAAACTACGCTCAAAACTAGCAAAACTTGTCAATCCTGAAGACGATAATATTGTTTTAGATGGGGAAGTTATGGACATTACTTCAGAACTTGGTTTAGACAGCGCCGAATAGGTTATTATAAAGGATTATTTAATGCCACATTACACAAAACCTCTTAATAAAGTCATTAAAGGCTTAAAAAAAGCATCTAAATTACATACTAAACAAGCTCGTACTTTAAGTAAAATACAGAAAGACCAGAAAACAAGGTATAAAAACAAACACGTTTCTAAAACAAAGCCTAGAAAAAGAAAATAAATATGCCAAGTAGTTTACAAAATCTATCTAATGATTTTGAGGATCTTGATATTCAGGATCTGTTAGCGAACTTGGATGGTTTTAACCAAGATGAGCTAGCTGAAATAAACGTCCTTGTTGATGAGCTAGCAACAAGAAACCATAACGAAAAAGCATATAACGATCTCATAGAGTTCTGTAAACGTATGCAGCCTGATTATATAGTAGGTAAGCACCACAGGATTCTTGCAGATATGCTTATGGATATAGCAGAAGGCAAGAAAGACCGTATATGTGTTAACATCCCACCACGACATGGTAAGTCCCAGTTAGTATCTATATTCTTCCCAGCGTGGTTTTTAGGGCGTAATCCCAATAAAAAAGTGATGATGGTGTCTCACACCACTGATTTAGCGGTAGATTTTGGTCGTAAAGTACGTAATTTGATCTCTACGGATGAATACAAAGCTATATTTCCTACGGTAGCTTTAGCTGTAGACTCCAAGTCTGCCGGTAGATGGAACACAAATACGGGTGGAGAATACTATGCGTGTGGTATTGGATCATCTATCGCGGGTCGTGGAGCTGATTTACTGCTTATTGATGACCCTCATTCGGAACAAGATGTTATTAACGGTAACTTTGAAGTATTCGAGAAGGCTTACGAGTGGTTTACATACGGCGCTCGTACTCGTCTGATGCCGGGTGGGCGTGTAGCAATCATACAAACTCGTTGGCATATGGATGACTTAACAGGGCGTGTTGTTACGGATATGGCACAGAATGATATGGCTGACCAGTACGACATAGTTGAGTTTCCTGCTATACTTGAAGTAGCTAACAAGAAAGGCTCTGGGTATACTGAGAAACCGTTATGGCCTGAGTTTTTTGATCTTGACGCACTTATGCGAACTAAAGCATCTATGCCTTCATTTCAATGGAACGCACAGTATCAGCAGGAACCTACAGCAGAAGAAGCATCTATCGTAAAACGGGAATGGTGGCAGAAATGGGGTGATAAAGAAGCTCCTATGTGTGAATATATTATCATGTCCCTTGATGCTGCAGCAGAGTCTCACAACCGTGCTGACTACACAGCACTTACCACGTGGGGTGTTTTCTTGAACGAAGAGACTGGTATTCATAACATAATACTGCTAAACAGTATTAAGAAACGTATGGAGTTTCCCGAACTGAAGGCTTTGGCTTTTGAAGAATACGAAACGTGGGAGCCAGATTCTTTCATTGTTGAGAAGAAAAGTTCTGGTACTGCTCTATACCAAGAGATGCGTAGGATGGGGCTTCCAGTACAGGAGTATACTCCACATAGAGGATCAGGGGATAAACTTGCACGATTAAACTCTGTTGCTGATATTGTAGCTTCTGAGTTAGTATGGATACCCTCTACTCGGTGGGCAGAAGAAGTTGTAGAAGAAATTGCTGGATTTCCTTTTATGAGCCATGATGACTTGGTTGACTCTACGGTTATGGCTCTTATGAGGTTTAGACAAGGTGGGTTTATACGTTTACCTTCAGACGAACCAGAAGAAATACAGTATTTTAAATCTCGGCAAGGCGGCTATTATTAGGATATATCATGGCTATTGAAAAAGCATTAACACCTCTACCTGAAGAAGATAAAGAGTCTGTTGGAGAAAGTTTGGAAATTGAAATTGTAAATCCAGATATGGTTACTCTGGATGACGGTAGCGTTGAAGTTACACTAATCCCCGGACAGACGGGAAGTAGTAGTGACGCTTTCGATGCTAACTTGGCAGAGTCGCTTGATGAAGGCGTACTTGAAGGATTATCTGATGACTTAGTAGGAGCAGTAGATGCTGACATTGATTCTCGCAAGGACTGGGCGGATGCGTTCGTTAAAGGATTGGATGTCCTTGGTTTCAAATATGAGGAGCGCAGTGAGCCGTGGGAAGGCGCGTGTGGTGTATATTCTACAGTGCTTGCGGAAGCGGCTATCCGGTTTCAAGCGGAGACTATGAGTGAGACTTTCCCAGCATCAGGTCCAGTAAAGACCAAGATTATTGGGGAAGATACAAAAGAAAAAGAAGAAGCTGCTGCCCGCGTTAAAGCGGATATGAATTATGAACTCACAGAACGTATGGTTGAGTATCGTCCTGAACATGAACGCTTATTATATAGTTTAGGACTTGCAGGATCTGCATTTAAGAAAGTGTACTTTGATCCTAACATAGATCGACAGGTAGCAATCTATATCCCACCTGAAGATGTTATCGTGCCTTATGGCGCATCCCATGTCGAAAGTGCTGAACGTGTTACGCATATAATGCGTAAAACCAAGAACGAGCTGAAAAAACTTCAGGTAAATGGGTTTTACAGGGATATGGAGCTTAATGAGCCACAACCATATCATACAGACATAGAAGAACGTAAAGCAGAAGAAGGCGGGTATTCTATAACAGATGATAACCGCTATGCGTTATATGAGATACACGCTGACCTTGTTATCGAAGGTATAGATGATTCTGATGATGAAATTGCAAAACCATACGTAGTTACTATTGAGCGCGGCACTGGCAATGTTCTCGCGGTTCGCAGAAACTGGAACCCCGATGACCCGCTTATGCAGAAGCGTCAGCACTTCGTACACTATGTATATGTGCCGGGATTTGGATTCTACGGTCTTGGGCTTATTCATATTATTGGTGGGTACGCTCGCGCAGGTACGAGCCTCATTCGTCAACTTGTAGACGCAGGTACTCTATCTAACCTTCCCGGTGGTATTAAATCTCGTGGCTTACGTATTAAAGGAGATGATACACCGATTGAACCGGGTGAGTGGCGTGACGTAGATGTGCCATCTGGTAGCATCCGTGACAATATTATGCCACTTCCATACAAGGAACCGTCACAGGTTCTTGTACAACTTCTTAATCAGATTACAACAGAAGGCCGTAGGCTTGGGGCTATCAGTGATATGAATATCTCTGATATGTCGGCCAATGCCCCCGTTGGTACGACATTGGCGCTACTTGAGCGAACCCTCAAGCCTATGGCCGCAGTCCAAGCCCGTGTGCATTATGCTATGAAGCAGGAGTTTAAACTTCTCAAAGCTATCATGGCTGAATATGCACCTGAACAGTATACATATCAACCATACAGAGGGGGGATGAACGCACG